AATACCATTTAGAAGTTCTGCTGATTTAATGGATGAAGGTATACCACCATTTACAGGAGATAAAGAGGTAGAGTTTAGAGGAAACTATGAAACAGATGGTTTTATCTTTGTTAGACAAACTCAACCTTTACCTTTTACAATTTTATCGCTATACCCTAGGTTGACTACAAATGATGGATAATATACTACATATAGTACCCTATACTGCTGAACATGGAAGATTTATCCTATCATGCCAAATGAACCACGCACTTATGGATAAGGATGCTAGATTTGAAGGAGATGCTATGAACCTTGTGCAAGACCACCTTTCTTTTACAGGACTCGTTGGTAAGAAACCAATCTTTGCTGCTGGTATGAAAATGATTTGGGGTCAGGTAGCAGAAGGTTGGGTTATTGCAACACAAGATGTTTGGGATCATCCTTTATCAGTTGCTAAAGCAATCAAAAAAGATTTTGCTAAAGTGGCAAGAAAATATAATATTAAAAGAGTTCAAACTGCTGTAAGAACAGATTTTGATAAAGGTATAAGATTTGCAGAATGGTTAGGATTAGAGAACGAGGGATTAATGAAACACTATGGTTTTGATGGTTCAGACCAATACAGATATGCGAGGATATTCTAATGGGATTTTTAGCTCCAGCAGTACCATTCATAGTAGGTGGATCAGCATTACTTGGTATGCAACAAGCAGGTGCTATTGGTTCATATCAACAAGCAGCTTTTAATAGAAGAGCATTAGTAGCAGAACAAAAAGCTGAAGCTCTTGAAAATCAATTAACTTTAGATTTACAAAAATTTGATAAAAAATTTAAACAGCTTGAATCAACTCAAGTTGTTAATACTTTAAAATCTGGAGCAGAATTTTCTGGTACAGCAAAATTAATTAAATTATCAAATTTATATAACGCAGAAATAGAAAGAGATATAATGAGATATAATACAGAGATAGGACAAGCTAGAGCTTTTGAAGAAGCGTCATTTGCAAGGATAGAAGGAACTCTTGCAAGACAAAGAGCTACTATGGAACAAATTCAAATTGCTAGTCAAGCAGGAACAAGTTTATTAACAATGACAGGATAGTATGCCAAAGATACCAACATACGATATAAAAGGAAGAATAACAGCAGAAACTGGAAGCACAGGTACTATACCTAATATTAATGTTCGTGAAAACATTTTTAGAGCAACAAAATCAGTAAGTGATTTTTTAGTTAATGAATATGTAGAGGAAAAAAAATTAGAGGCAGACAATAAAGCATATCAATTATTATCTGAAATGTACATAGATCAAAAAGATGATAATGGAAATGTAATTCAAAAAGGTTTGTTTACAATTCAAAGTGAAACTAAAAAAAATGGTAATCCATCTGATGCTGCTATATTTCATGACACACAAGTAAATAGTTTATATAATTATTTTAAAAATAATAAATTTGATAAAATTGATAACTTCACCATAAAAGCTATTGAAAAAAAATTTTATTCTACAGCAGGTATTTTAAAAACTAAAGCTCTTGAAGGTTCAAGAACAGAACAAATAACATTATCAAAAGACATAGATGAAGATTATATTTCTAAAGAAGCATTGGTGTTAAAAGATGTAGGACCAGCATATATAGATATATATACTTCAAAAGTAATTGATAAAATTAATTCAAATACAAATTATGATGAAGGTCAAAAGAAAATTTTAATTAAAGCATACAATCAATTTGGTATAACAACTTTAGCAGAAAGTATGGCTACTGCACAACCTTTTGCTTTTAAAGAAGCACTTGAAGCTGGTAAATTTGATTTATTATCTGCTGAACAAAAAATAACTTTATCCGCTACAGCAGATAAAAATATATTACAAAGTAAGTTTCAAGTATTAACAGGTGCATTAGATTTACCTCCAGATGCTGCACCTGCTTTGTTAAGCAGAGCTTATGATGAAATAGCGAAAGGAACATTTGGTGGTAATGAAGAATTAGTAAATTTATATAATAGTTTGTCCGCAACAGAACAAACTGAATTTAAAAGTTTTTTTAATAAAAAAGCAAGAGCTAAAAGAACTGATATGCAGTTTAGTATTTTAGCTCAAAATCAAATTATATCAGCAGAAACAGCTTTACAATCAAAAGAAATAATAGAAGAAATGGATAAAAAAAAAGGTATATTCGATCAACAGATAGAACAATTATTTGGAAATACTCCTGTTATTATTGAACAATTTAAATCTTTAAATGAAAAAATTGTTAATACTAAAGGTAAATCTGTTTCAAGTTTTGACTCTAATTCTCAAATAATTAATTTAATTGTTAATGATGAAATCAATCAAGTAACAGATAAATTTTTATTACCAGGAGAAACTGGTGAAGGAAAATCTATTATAGAAAGATATGAAGATGGTGTAAACTTGCAAGACCTTAAATTTTTAAGTTCAATGATTGATTCACAAAATAAAAATCCAGAAACATACTCTGAAATGAAAACATTTTTTGAGTTTATAGATTACTATAAAATGCCAGTTCAAGGTTCTCCTGTATTAGTAGGTATTGATTCTGGTTTAGATGATAGATTAAATAATTTTAAATATGTAATGTATTCAAGATATATTAATGGTATTAAAAATGGAATACCTGCAAAAACTTTAACTGATCCTACAAAAAAAGAATTTATTGGAAAAGATGTTTTAAATTTTATGCCTAATGCAAATAAAATTTTTAAAGAAATGATAGACCAAATTAAAAAAAATAAAACATTTAATTTAGAAACAGATGCTAAAAGATTACCTGGTGAAACTACAGAAGAGTATTTAAAAAGAATAGGATTATCAAAATGACAACTCTTACTACGCAACTAGAAGCGTTAAAAAAAGGTGGGTTTTCATCAGAAGAAATTAGTGCTTGGAAACAAGATAAAATATTAACATTAGAAAATGCTGGATTTGAAAGTAATGAAATTTTAGCAGAGTTTGGATATGAACCAATAGATAAAGGACCAATAAAAAAGATATGGGATAACATAATTAATTTAGGTAAAGAAGAAACTAAATCAACTTATGAAAAATTACTTGAAGTAGAAAAGAATGAACCTGACAATACTTCTTTAAAAGAAAAATTAGTTGGTGAAGTTTTTGAAGTAGAAAAATATTGGGACAGAGGTTTCAACATGGGTATTATAGATTTAATTCAAAACTATCATCAGTTACCAGGTAATGATGGTACAGGTTTACCTGAAGGATATGTTGCAGAACCTTTTGAAGATACAGGTATCATAGAAAGAAACATACAAAATCTTGCAGTTATTACAAAAGATTTGCCTGTGTATTTAACAGGTGCTTTACTTACAAACCTTTTAACTTTTGGTCGTGCAGGTAAAACAGGTACTGCGGCAGGTACTGGTTTTTTTGCAGGTTCAATTAGAGAAACATATTTGAATATGTTACAAGAAGAAAAGGTACACAGTTGGTCAGAATTTTGGGATATATATACCAAAGAAGGTGTTAAAGCAGGTGCAAAAGAAGCAATACAATTAGGTAGTGCTTTTAAACTAGGAAGTTTTGGAAAAAACTTTTTATCTAAACTTTTATTAAGGGTAGGTGGATTTGAAGGATCAGGTGCAATCATAGAACAAGAACTACCTAGTAAAGATCAATTAATAGATTCTACATTATTATTTGCTACGTTTGGTTTAGCTGAATCTGGTGGAGCTAAAGTTATCAATACAATTAAAAAAACCAATAACAATGCAATAGATGTATTAACAGATTATGTTGCTGACAAAACAGTTGTTGAAGATTTATCAAGTAAAAATATACTAATACCAAGAGCTTATGAAAAACCAAAATCAGAACCTGTATTTAAAGAGGACAGTTTTAAAAAAGATATTAAACTAGAAACAGAAGCTGAAAATAAAATTTTAAATAAACTTCGTTTTGAAAAAGAAGAAGTAACTGTTAAAGGAACTAAAAATAAATTAACTCAAGAATTATTAGATAGACATCATCCAATACTTCGTATGGTTAGACAAGTAGATAAAACAAAAAATAGAACTAAACAATTAAGTATCTACGAAAGATTTAGAACTCTTGTTGGTATGCAACACAGAGCTGGACACTTTATTGAAATAGGAACTTTAGATAAAAATTTAAAAGTAAATGGCAAATCTTTTAAAGAGGTACTAAAACCTATAGGTAAAGATAAAAAATCATATTTAGAATTTAATACTTATAAAGTTTCTAAAAGAATTGTTGAATTAAATGAAAGAGGAATTGATCATGGATTTGATATAAAAGCTGCAAGAGAGGTTGTAGCTAATAAAAATTTAATTAAGAAATATGATAAAATATCTAATGAATTAGACGCTTATAATCTAAGAATATTAGAATATGCAAGAGATAGAGGTTTAATAACTAAAGAAGCATTTGAAGCAATAACAGAAGCTAATAAAAATTATGTTCCTTTCTCAAGAGTTCTTGAAGCAATAGAGGGTGAAAAAGGTTATACTAAAAATGTATCTAATCCTTTTAAGAGGATTAAAGGATCAGAGAGAGATGTTATTGACCCAATAGAAACTGTATATAATAATACATTTCACATTATAAAACTTGCTGAAAGAAATGCAGCTCTTATAGAATTTTTTGATTTTGTTAAAGCAAACGAAAAAATATTTCCAGATATTAAAAAGAAAACAACTACCAAAGAAATAAAGATAGAAAGAAAAGAATTAGAATCTGTATTAGACACAACATCTAAAAATTTTATATCTGATAAAGCAATAGAAAATTTTAAAGTATTTAGAAAAGAATTTTTGCAACCTGATGAAACTTCTGTGGGTGTAATGAGAAATGGTAAGTTTGAAGTTTATGAAGTTGGAAAAGAATTAGCTAACGCTTTAAAAGATTTTGACCCAAGAGCTATGGGTGATTATATTAAAATGTTTAGATTAAATGCTCCTGCAAGATGGTTAAGAGCAGGTGCTACTGCATCACCTGACTTTGTGTTTGCTAATATATTAAGAGATACAGTTTCTGCTTCTGTATTCAGTAAATATGGATTTGTACCTTTATGGAGTTCATTAGAAGGAGCTATAACTTTGGTTATGGGTAAATCAGGATTATCAAAAAAATCACAACAGATATATCAGAAGTGGGTTAGATCAGGTGGTATGCAATCTACTTTAATTTCTCTTGATAGAAATATATTTGATAAACCAGCTTTTGAAATTTTAAATAAAGGACCTGTTAGAAATTTACTTAAAACACCATTAGAATATTTAAGAATAGTATCAGAGTTTTCAGAAAATATGACAAGAATATCTGAATTTGCAAGAGCTTATAAAAAATCTAAAAAAGCAGGATTAACAGAAAAAGAAGCTATTGAAAGAGGTGGATTTGAATCAAGAGATATAACTATTGATTATTCCAAAATGGGTTTAAAAATGAAAGGATTAAATCAAATAGCTGCATTTTATAATGCAAGACTACAAGGTTATGCAAAAATTTATGATGCTTTTAAACAAAGACCAGCAAGAGCATTTACTATGATTACAGGTGCTATTATACTTCCTTCAATATATTTTTGGTTAGCAAACAAAGATGATCCTATTTATCAAAGACAACCAAGATGGGTAAAGGATAATTATTGGGTAGTTGTGCATGATGGTGTGCCATATAGAATATCTAAACCTTTTGATCTTGGTGTAGTGTTTGGTACAGGTACAGAACAATTATTAGATTGGTTAAACAAAGAACATCCAGATCAAATTAATGATTTTATTTATGACTTTGGAGTTAATCAATTAAAAAATATAAATCCAACTCCTACGTTTCTAACTCCTTTTATAGAAGCATATATGAATAAAAGTTTTTTTACAGGTAAACCAATCGTTCCAGATTATATGGATAAAAAATTATTATCTAAATATCAATACACAACATACACATCTGAAGTTGCTAAAGGTATATCAAGAGCTATCAATACTATGATTGGAAATGATTATACTCAATTAGATAATCCTATATTTATTGATAATTTTTTAAATGCTTGGTTTGCTAGTTTAGGTAGATTTGTCATACAAATGACAGACAAAGGTTTAGTAGAGTTTGGTATTATAGAAGATCCAATTAAACCTACAGACAATTTAACAATTATACCAGGTATTAGAGCATTTAATTTAAGAGACCCAAGTGGTGGATCTGAATTTATAACTGATTTTTATGAAGAGTTTGCTAAAATAGATAAAGATATTGGAAGTATATTAGCTTTAGAAAAACAAGGTAATATACAAGAAGCTCTTAAAATTAGAGAAAAGATTAATATGAAAGATAAAAATGTTCTTCAATTATTAAATATAAGAGATGCTTTAAAAGAAATAAATTATGTTATAAGAAATATATATAATACTAAAAAATATACCCCTGATGAGAAGAGAGAATTAATAGATGCTCACTATCTTTTAATGATAAAAACAGCAAAAAGAGGACTAGATATGATGTATTATAAGGTTGATAATGATAATAAATAATAATATAGAGAAACTAATATGACAATATCTTCAACTACAGTAAAAAATTCATATTCAGGTAATGGTAGCACAACAGCTTTTGCCTACACATTTAAGATATTTGCGAACACAGATTTACAAGTAATAATTAGATCATCTACAGGAACTGAAACTGTCAAAACTTTGACAACTCATTATACAGTATCTGGCGTAGGA